GGCGGCGCGCCGAATTCCCGCAACGCCACCCTTCGTATCTGGGAGGAGCCGCAGGCCACCCGCAACGGCCAGGCCACGAGACACGGGACGTATTACGTCCTTGGCGCCGACCCCGCGCACGGATCTTCACCGGAAGCCAACGCCTACGCGCTCGCGCTCTATCGCTGCTGGGGAAACCGAATGGACCAGGTGGCCGAGTTCTACCAGGTCACGATGTCCACCCACCAGTTCGCCTGGGTGATCATGTACCTCGCCGGCGCGTACGAGCCGTGCCTGGTGAACGTCGAGATCAATGGCCCGGGTCAGTCGGTGCTCGCCGAGCTCCAGCGTCTGAAGACTTCCGCGCGCCTCCCGCGGGGTGGGGAATTCCAGGCGAATGTGCTCAAGGACGTCACCCGGGCGATGAGCCAGTACATGTGGCGCAAGATTGATTCGATGGCGGCCATCCCCCAGGCCATGCACACGCAGTCGAACTACCAGATGAAGGAGCGCATGCTGAACTCCTTCAAGGATTACTTCGAGCGTCAGGTGATCCTGCCTCACTCCCCGCGGCTCATCGAGGAGATGAAAAACATCCAGCGCCGGGATGGCCAGCAGCCGGCCGCCGGGAACGAAGACATCGGTGATGACCTGGTGATGGCGCACGCGCTCGCCACCGTCGCCTGGCACGATCAGTTGATGGTGCGGCTCACCGCTCAGGGGGTCATCTGGACCGAAGAGAAGCCGGTGCAGGTCGAGCAGCAGGAGACAGTCTTGAGCCGGATGGTCGGCGGATATCTCGCCCAGATCGGCATGAACCGGCGGCAGGAGATGGAGAAGCGGACGGTGAGTATCGGTGGACGTTCGGTTGCAGACGTTCGCCGTGAGCAGTTGAAAAAACAGGCGTCGTAGAGCGACACTGCACAACAAGGCCACTAGTCGCGCGGCACTCAGCCGCGAGGGTTACTAGTGGCTGTTCTCCATGACTACGTTTGCGAGGCTCACGGCGAATTCGAGTCGTTTGAGCCCGTCTGCCCGTCCGGCTGCAAGGGCCGGTTTGTCAAGCTCGTCTTTCTCCAGGCTCCGGCCTATCACGACGGCCGCTCTGCTCATCGGGACCGCACGCTCCAGGGGCTCGCCGACTCGGTCGGGTTGACCAACCTCAAGTTGGACAAGTACGACGCTGAGAACGGTCGCTCGGTGATGGACAACCTCCGGAAACCGACGAAACCGGAGGACCTGCGCCCCTTCGCAGTAGAGGTCCCGCATGCTCCGGCCGGCTGGTCTCAACGTGGCGAAAAACCCCTCACCGTCAACCCCACCTCGATGTTCGGGGTTCAGGGAGACAACGTTGGGAAGCGTTTGACGGATGCTGGCGTCCCCTTCGCTGGACCTACGATCGAAGCCTCCAAGGCTGCAAAGCTCTACACCCCGGACCCCAATCCCAGACAGACGAGGGGCGAGGCGTGAAGATCCCTTCCGGCAAAACGGAGCCCGCCGAGCGGTACGGATTCTTCCGCGACATCCTGACCAAATGCCACTTCACCCGCGCCGACCGCCGCGCCCGCTACAATCTCCTGCGCTCGTTCTACCTCTTCGGAGCAGGTCCCGACACGTTGGGCCAGGGCGCCTACAACAAGATCTACCCGCACATCGATCAACTCGCCTCATTCATGTACTCAGGCGACACCACGCGTTTCAATATCGAGTTGGACCCGTGTGTGAGCACCGACTCGACGGTCGGCGAGACTCGCAAGATTCCGGCGATGAACCGCCTCCTGGCCAAGGCGTGGAATGAAAGCAACTCCGACATCATCTTCGGCTACGTCACCCGGTGGGCATTTTGTTTTGGGTCGATGTTCATCAAACCCCGGTGGAAGAAAGGCATTGACCCGGGCGTGGTGGATCCTCACAACTTCGCGGTCTTGCGCGAGGACATCCCGCAACTGTCGCGCCAGGAAGCCTTCGTCCACACCTATCTCATCACGAAATCTCAACTAGCGAACGAGCTAGAGTCGGCGAATCACAAGAACCGTGCTGCGATCCTGGAGCGCGTTGTCGGGAGCCCGCGAAGCAACACCCCCTCTACCGCGGGCCCCTTCGATCGCATCATTGTCTCCGCCGTCCAACCGAATGTCGTCGGCTCCCTGGTCGGGGGTGTCTGGTCTCTGACCCAGGACACCTACACCCCGAGGGTCGCCGAACCTCTGGTGGAGATGAACGAGCTCTACATCTACGACGATGAGATCGGCGACTACACGGTGGTGACGCTGGCCGAATCCGAAAACGTGATCTGGGATCGTCCGATTGACCGGATGTTCCTTAAGAATATGCCGCCCTTCGTCCAGGTCTGTCCCAACCCCCGATATGACTACTTCTGGGGCGACAGTGAGGTCGAGAAGCTCGTTCCTCTCCAGACACTTCGAAATCGGAGAATGCAGCAGATCCAGCACATGATGGATCTGCAGGCAGCCCCTCCGAAAGCCGCTTCCGGCTTTCCCGGTGCAGTCGATGAGATGGCGCTTGCTTTGGATTCCGAGAACGGACTCGTGCAGTCGGACATGCCCGGCGCCAAGATCGACACGGTCAAGACCGACATGCCGGATGATCTCTTCCGGGAAGTTCGGGAGATCGATGCGATGTTCGATGAGGTCTCAGGGCTCACGAACGTGAATCAGGGGCGCGGAGAGGTCGGGGTCCGCTCTCAGGGTCACGCCGCGCAGCTCTCCAAGCTGGGTTCCTCTCGAGCCAAGAACAGAGCGCTGGCGATCGAGGATGCTCTTGAGATGACCGCGACGATGTACGTGCGGATGCTCCAGCGTTACAGCGACACGAAATTGCGTGCGGAAGGCGACGGAGGAGAGGTGTTCATTCCGGCGCAGTTCACGAAAGATTTTATCGCCAAGGTCGATGCGCACTCCAATTCGCCGATCTTCATGGAGAACCTGCAGGATATCGCCATGGCGTTGTTTGATCGCAAGGCGATCGACCGCGAGGAGTTGATTGACTTGTTGGATCCGCCGATGAAGGACTTGATCAAACAGAAACTCAAGTCTAAGATCGAACCGGCTGAAGCGAGGGCGGCTGAAGAGGAGAAACGCCTCAAGCTTGCCCAGCACAGAAAGTCAGCGTGAGGTCTACATGTCACGGCGAGGATCCCGGCGGCGAGTTCGCCGGTAATCGAATTGCTCTCCCAGGGCCACATGGGGCAGCGATACCGCAGCGGGGCAACCCGACGTAGCGATCGTTCAACCATCAACCTTGAAGGAGGGTGCATCATGGCTCGCAAGCGTCGCAGCAAGCGCGGTCGTCGGAAGTAATCCCGACCGCTTCAAACCAACCACTCAGGGCGGTGACCGAAAGGCGCCGCCCTTTGTGTTTTCCGTCTTGACAATTTCTATTCCGGGAGTAACGTCGCGCGCTATGCGGCAGTGCACCAATTACTCGCGCGCGATCTAATGGCGGCTTCCCCGCAAGACGTCGCGGCTTCTCTCGGGGCTCCGAAACCCCCGATGCCGCAGGGTCCGTCACCGGTGGATGGAGCACCGGGGGCTGCGCCGATGCTCACGCCGCAACAGCCGGTCGGCGAGCAGGCCGCGGCGAAAGTGCAGATCCTGACTGCGCAGAAAGTGCTCGTGCAGGCGATGCAGGCCTTCGACCCCGGCTCATCCGAGTTCAAAGGACTGATGTCCGCCATCAAAGCGCTCACCGGAGCCTTCGGCAAGGACGAAGAGAAGCAGGAAGAGCTGCAGCCGGCCGACGTGAAGAACCTCCTTCAAACCATCGCGGGCCCCGGTCAGGGTGGCCCGCCTCCTGGTGGACCCCCCGGGGGGCCGCCCGCACCGCCCGGACCCCCGGGTTAGGAACCGACCATGCCAGGCAATCGACTGTTCACCCCGTCTGACTCCCTCTCGCCGCGTGATCCGCAGCTCAACGTGAAGGATCAGGGAATGTTCGTGAATCCCCCGACGTACGCGGAGGTGGGCGGTCTGACCTCGGGCTCCGCGACCGGCATCTACAAGAACGGCGCGCGGATCCGCCGGCCCCAGGGGACGCAGTCCT